GGGGCGATTGCTGACGGTGTGACCGACAACTCCGCAGTCATCACTCGGGCGGTTGCGGCTGGTGTCACCTCCCTCTACTTCCCCGCCGGGACGTATTACTTCTCCACGACTCCCGGGTCTGAGTCCGGGATCAATCCAACTGGCCTCCGGCGGATCTTCGGCGACGGCATCGGCCAAACCATTCTCCAGTACAACGAAGGAACCACCGGCTCCCCGTCCCGCCTCTTCTACCGCTCCGCGAACAACCCGGGCTACACGGGCACTCACCGCGACTCCCTGATCTTCGAGGACATTGAGTTCCGCGGGACGTACACGGACTCGGACGCGACATACCGGGGCGGCACCTGCATTCACCTCGACGCGTACGATGAGATCCGGTTTCACCGGTGCGCGTGGAGGAACTGCGCCAGCTTTGCGACCGATTTGCACTGGTGCAACCGTGTAGTCTTTGATCATTGTCTGTGGGACAATATCGGCCGTGACCAAGCGCGTGGGCGAGACTGCTTCTATATGCGGGTGACAAACTGCTTCTTCTCCCGCGGGGGAGACGACGCTGTCGCTTGGCACACCGTTCAGTATAGCGTTGGATATAACCCCGACGACGGCTCGCCCCGGCGTCAGGGGCTGTTCGTCCACAACAACTACTTCGCGGACACGTCGGTCGGCGTCTCAGCCCTCGGCCCGCGCTTCGCGAGCATCTGCGACAACATGATCGTCCGCGGTCGCGGGGCTGGCATCTACATCACGAATGTCGCGACTGAAGGCACCTTCGCGCCGCACCAGATCCGTATCATGAACAACACGATCACGGACAGGGCCGACGCCTCGTCGAACCCGGCGATCTATGTCTCCGCAGCAGATCCGAGGGCGACTGTCGCATCGAGCAGCGTGATCCCCGGCTACCCGGCTAGCGGCACGGGCGCCTTCCAGTTCCCGTGGGATTACCTTAACTCGGATGGTTCCGACGCCGCTGACGCCCTGCCGCCGATCTCCGACATCATCGTCAGTGGAAACATCATCGGCCGGACCCTCCCGACTGTCACGAACTATTCGGACTGGGGTTACGGCGTCGGCGGGAAGCTGGACAGCCACCCCTACAATCCGGCCATCACTAACGCGGGGCTCAGGTGGAGCGCCGGTATCAGCATCAAAGGTGGAATGCGCGTTCTGATTGACCGCAACATCGTCTCACACACTACCGACGCCATCGTCCTGATCCCGCCGGCATCACTGAACCCCTCCTCGTGGGCGGCTCAGATCTCCCACAACACTGTCTTCGATTGCATCGGGCGGCTGGTCCAGATCAACGGCGCCACCTCGCGCCGCACGGACTTCATCGTCCACGGGAACCAGCTTAACGGCGACTTCTACCGCCAGGCCGGCAACTCGAACACGGACGGCACCTACGACAGCGGCAACACAACGCCGACCGCTATTGATGTGGGCGGAAATTCGGGTGGCCGCGTCGAAGACAACGTCATCCAGAACGTTGCGCGCGTTCATGCCGGTTCAGATTTCACCACGAACAAGTGGAACAACAACACCTGCATCTGCGACCCAGTCGCGCTCGGCGCCAGCGCCAGCAACAAAGGCATCGGCAACGTCCCGAACCCGGCAGAGGACTTCAAGTTCATCATCGCCGACTGCGACCCGACGTCTGCGACCTTCGGCCAGCTCAAGAATGTCTGCATTGAGCGGTCAAATGTCATGCCGACCTCTGGGACGTACCTCCAGAATCAGGTGGTGAAGAACGGCAACGTCACCCTCGCAGGCGGCAAAACGACCGCGGGCTGGGTGCGCCTGACGACAGGCACCGGCCACGTTTCCGGCACCGACTGGACCGCGTTGGTCATCCCGAACTCGTAAGGAGCTGGTCATGGGATTCATGACGCCGAAGCAGAAATACATGGCCCCGCCGGATCCGTTGCCTCCTCCGGCAGCGCCGCCGACGACAGCTGATTCTTCCGCGATCCAGGCGGGCAATCGTATCCGGCAGCAGGCCTCGACTACCGCGGCTTCGCAGGGGATTGCAACCTCCCCGCAGGGACTGCTGACCGAGGCCAAGACTGCACGCAAGACGCTCTTGGGACAGTGACATGAAAGCCCTGACCGACGCGGACCAGAAGTTCGCAGCGCTCTATCAGACCCGCTACTCGTGGTGGGTCCATTGGCGCGAACTGGCGGAGTTCATCCTCCCGCGCCGGTATCAGTGGCTTGTGACTCCGAACCAAGCGAATCGCGGTGCCCAGCTGAATCAAAACATCATTGATTCGACTGGGACCATCGCGGCCCGGACTTGCGCAGCTGGACTCATGGCAGGTATCACCAGCCCCTCCCGGCCATGGTTCAAGCTGCGCTTGTCCGGGTTCAACGCCGGCGACACCTCCAACCCCGTCTCCCTCTGGCTCAATGAAGTCGAGTCGCGGATGATGAAGGTGTTCGCGGAGTCAAACTTCTACCAGTCTCTCGCGGTCATGTACTTCGACCTGACCGTATTCGGGACCGCGGCCCAAATCATCTACGAGGACCGGGAAAACGTCATCCACTGTTACAACCCGTGCCTCGGAGAGTTCTACCTCGGTAACAACGACAGGCTTGAGGTCGAGCACTTCTACCGTGAGTTCACTATGAACATCACGCAGATGGCGCAGCGGTTCGGCAAAGCCGCAATGCCAGAGGCACTCCAGGCCCTGCTCGATCAGCCCGGGAACTCGCAGACGGAGTTCAAGGTCCGGCACTGCGTTGAGCCGAACACGGGCGAGAGCCTGGTCTCGAAGCGGTTCCCGTACCGGGAATACTATTGGGTCGTCGGCCACACGAACAAGCCGCTCCTCGCTAAGGGATTTTTTGAGTTCCCGGTGAATGCCCCGCGGTGGGATACAGTCGGGAACGACGCTTACGGTCGCGGGCCTGGGATGGACGCGCTTCCGGATATCAAGCAGCTCCAGCAGGAGCAGAAGCGGAAGGCGCAGGCGCTCGACAAGATGGTCAACCCGCCGATGGTAGCGGACGTCCAGCTGAAGAACCAGCCGGCCTCGCTTCTCCCGGGCGGCATCACCTACGTCGCCGGGACTAACAACGCCGGGTTTAAACCAGTTTTTCAGATCAACCCGCCGTTCCAAGAGCTGATGCTGGACATCAAGGAAGTCCAGGAGCGCGTCAAGACCGTTTTCTTCAACGACCTGTTCTTGATGATTTCGCAGCTGGATACGGTTCGGTCGGCGACTGAGATCGACGCCCGGCGCGAAGAGAAGCTGGTGATGCTGGGCCCGGTTCTGGAACGTCTTGAGTCTGAACTTCTGTCCCCGGCCATCACCCGCACCTTCAACATCATGTCGCGAGGCGGGCTGCTCCCGCCGGCTCCGCAAGAGATCGCTAACATGCCGATCGAGATCACATACATCTCGATGCTCGCGGAGGCGCAACGGATTGCCTCCACATCGGGTATGGAGCGACTTGTGGCTACGGTCGGGAATATGGCGGGCATTCAGCCGGATGTGATCGACAACATCGACCTCGACGAATTCGTCTCGGAGTATGGGTCCCTTCTCCGAGTGAACCCGAAGATCGTAAGGGACCGCGAACAGGTGGCCTCTATGCGCGAGCAACGCAATGCGCAGAAGCAGGCACAGGAAGGAATGCAGATGGCAGGCGGTGCTGTGGAAGGGGCGAAGCTCCTCTCCGAAACAGATGTGGGCGGCGGGCAGAATGCCCTGTCGATGATGCTGCAATGAGGCTCGCGATCGGCGTCCCGTGCACGGACAGAGTGCACGCCGACTTCGCGTTCGCCCTCGCAGGCATCACTATGCGACAGACGGCGTTCAAGCAGCTAGCGTTGATCAAGGGCCAGGCAAGTATCTCCGCGGCGAAGGCCCGGAACAATCTTGTCTACGGCGCGAAGTCGATCGGGGCCACGCATCTGCTGATGCTGGACTCAGACATGATCTTCCCGCTGGACACGATCGACCGGCTGGCCGCGCATAACGTGCCGATCGTCGGCTGCATCTACCGGCGTCGGAACGAGCCGTTCGAGTTGATGGGCCGGGTTGAAGGGCGAGAGGTCACGGAAGAGCCACTTGAGGGACTCGTCAAGATGGACCTCTTGCCAACTGGCGTCATGCTCGTACAGATGTCCGTGTTCGACAAAATCGAAAAACCCTGGTTCAAGAACGACATCCGTGCTTACAATGGTGAGATGACGATAGGCGGCGAGGACATCATCTTCTGCGAAGAAGCCCGGAAAGCCGGGTTTGGAGTCTGGTGTGACGCTGATTTGTCGAACGAGGTAGGTCATCTATGTCAGGCAACACTGACGGTGCAGGGGATGCAAATGTCGTCGAACGTCGCCGGCTTTCAGCGCGTCAGCGACAAAAGCGCCTCGACTCAGCACTCATAGCGCTCATGTCGCATGAGGCTACCCGGGCGTGGATGTACGATCTCCTTGCCCGGTGCCAGATGTACCAGTCGTCGTTCTCGAAGTCGGCGCTGGAGATGGCCTTCAACGAAGGGGCGAGGAATGTCTCGCTCCAACTGACCGCGGATCTAATGAGGCTGTGCCCTGACGATTACGTGAAGATGCTCAGGGAACAACAGGAGCTAGACCATGTTGACGCTGTTCGAGAAAATGCTCAGAAGCGCGCCGCTGGAGGGGAGCCCGGCAGCGAATTCGCCGACCCCGGAGACGGCACCGCCATCGAGCCCGGACTCGCAGACTCCGGCGCCTGAAGGCGTTGGTTCGATCCTGGGGCAGGAACCGGCCAAGGCTGAGGGCGAAGCTGAGCCCGCGAAGGTAGAGGAGGCCAAGCCTACCTTCGATATCAAGGAGCTTGCGCTTCCTGAGAACTTCACTATTCCCGAGGAGACGGGTGCGAAGCTCCAGGAGACGGTGACGAAATACGGCCTTCCGAAAGAGGCTGTGCAGGACTTGGTCGGGATGTACGCAGCTGAACTGCAGAAGGTGCAGAATGAGGCGTATTCGACCTACGAGAAGTTGAACAACGAGTGGGTCGACTCGATCAAGTCTGACAAGGAAGTTGGCGGCGAGAAGTTCGACGCGAACCTGGGGAAGATCGGCGCGTTCCTTTCTAACCCTGCGTTCGTTGATCCGGGCTTCAAAGCCGCGCTCAATCTGACTGGAGCCGGCAATCATCCGGCGGTGTTCAAGACGATGCTGAAGATCGCGGAAGCCCTGAGTGAGGGTGGTCCTGTATCTGGCGCTCCGACTGCATCGCCCAAGCCGGCTACGGTGGCAGAAGCAATGTATCCCAACCTCCCGAAAGGGTACTAAACTATGGCAGTTCTTGGCGGCACCGCCCTGACCTATATGGACTGGGCTAAGCGGCTGGACGACAACTACAAGATCGCTTCGATCATTGAGTTGCTGTCTCAGACGAACGAGATTCTGGACGACATGCTGGTGGTGGAGGGCAACCTCCCGACCGGCCATAAGACCACGGTCCGTACTGGCCTTCCCTCCGTCACTTGGCGCTTGCTGAACTACGGTGTTCAGAAGTCCAAGAGCACCACTGCGCAGATCATCGATACCGTTGGCAACCTCGAAGGTTACGCGGAAATCGAGAAGGATCTCGCTGACCTGAACGGTAACACCGCCGCGTTCCGCCTTTCTGAAACTCAGGGCTTCTACGAGTCCATGTCTCAGGCTGTCGCGCAGACCGTGTTCTATGGCAACACCGCCGTGAACCCGGAGCGCTTCATGGGCTTTGCGCCGCGGTACAATACCGTCTCGACGGCTACCGCGCAGACCGCTGCCAACGTCATCGATGCTGGTGGCACCGGTTCCACTAATACCTCGATCTGGTTCGTGGTGTGGGGCGAGCGTACTTGCCACGGTATCTTCCCGAAGGGCAAGATCGCTGGTCTCCAGCACAAGGATCTTGGCGAGTGGACGCTCACCGATCCGGCGGGTGGTCTCTACCAGGGCTATCGTGACCACTTTAAGTGGGAACTTGGCCTCACCGTCCGCGACTGGCGTTATGCCGTTCGCATCGCCAACATCGACGTTAACCTTCTTGTGACTGGCTCTGGCTCTGCCGCGAACCTGCTCAACCTGATGGTTAAGGCCGTTAACCGTCTCCCGACTACTGGCGGTGCGAGTGCCGTTACGAAGTCTGACGGCAACGGTATCGCTGGCGCGATGGGCAAGTGTGTGATCTACGTTAACCGCGTTATCCGCACGTACCTGGAACTCCAGTCCATGAACAAGTCCAACACGCTCCTCAAACTCGAGGAAGTTGACGGCAAGCCGTTCATGAGCTGGCGTGGCATCCCAATTAAAACTGTCGATGCGCTCCTCAACACTGAGGCCCGCCTCGTCTAATGGAGTGGGCTTCGGCCCCTCCTAACTTCTCGCTGAAAGGAAGCATCGACATGCTTATCGACAATCTCCTTACCCTCTCGCTGAGCCAGGCTATTACCACTACCGCAGTTTCTACCAATGTCATTGATATTGGCGTTGGCCGTGACCTCGGCATTGGTGATAATCCGACGCTCGACATCAACGCCCAGGTCGTGGTTGCCTTTACTGGCGGCACTTCCATCCAGGCTTCGTGGCAGGGGTCGACTGACAACTCTACGTTTGTCGACATGGCTTTTGGTCCGGTCGTCGCTCTCGCTAACCTCGTTGTTGGCGCGCAGCTTCTGCCGTTCCCGGTGCCGATGATGCAGCCTGGACTCACCTCTATGTATCGGTATTACAGGGTTAACTACGTCGTAGTTGGCACTATGACTGCAGGCGCCGTAACCACCACGCTGATTCTCGATCGTCAGGCCAGCCGTGCCTATGCGCCGGGCTTGGTTATCGCGAACTAAGTTATCAGTTTTATGGTTGGGACTAACACTCCCAACCATAAATACCTCAAGGACCCATACCATGAAGTTCAAGCTCCTTTCTCCCCACTACATCGACGACATGATCCTGGACCCGGCCACTTACCCGGCGGGGCTTATCGTAGGCGACGGCAGCCCTGTCTGCGATTTTAAGTACCATGGCGGTAAGCTTGACGGCCAGTACCGGCAGCCCACAGCTGAGATGGAACCGCTCGATGACGAGGCTAAGGCCGCGATGGAAAAGCTCGGCTTCGCTGTTCCTGTTGCCGATCTCATCAACGCTATGGTTGACGGAAAGTCTACTGAGCAGGCGTCTGAACCCCAGTCCGCTGGCATCTCCTTGACCCCGAAGAAGTGAGGAACTGAACGATGGATCCGTTTTCTGGCGATCTAAAAACTGATTACCCCGTTACAGATTGTCAGGTGGTGACTCCATCGGACAGTACTGTATTTTCGGTAACCAGTCGCTGCGTATATATCGGCACAGGTGGCGATCTTGCTGTAGTAATGGCCGGCGGGCAAACTGTAATATTCAAAAATTGCTCAGCCGGCCAACTACTACCACTGCGAGTGAAGTCTATCATGGCGACTAACACAACTGCCTCCGATATCGTAATTGGCTGGTAATGGCATAAGTCAGGAGATTATGATGCTAAGTACCGGTCTTTCACTTACCTC